GAATGGTAACGTGGGAGCCATCGCCGTAGCCAATCTGTTCAAAGGCGTCGATAACAGCAGAGGCCATATCGTCGTCGCCATTAGCGGAAATCTTAGCCACCTGCTTCAACATGCCCTTGTTCTCTTCAGTCACCTTGATAGTACGGGACTGAATGTAGGGCATCAAAATATCTTCTGTGACTTTAGAGATGCGACGAGTAGCCTTCTGAGGGCTGTACTTTGGGTTAGCTTCACAAAAAGCGAATAGATGCTTAATGATAGCGTAAGAAAGAACAGTAGCGGTAGTAGTACCGTCACCTGCCTCTGTTGCAGTACGCTGAGCTACGTCGCGCGTGCTCTCAATGATCAAATGCTCATAAGCATCCTTGGCGCCTAGGGATTTGAAAATAGTAACACCGTCTTTGGTCAGCTTATTAGGCAGGCCAGGGTAGTCAGATTCGATCATGGTAACGCGCCCACCCGGTCCCATCGAGGAACCGACGATATCGGAGATACGGCGCATGGTATTAAGAACCTTTTTCTTTAGAAAGTCCCTGTCACACTCAAACATCTTAGGTGCGGATTTAGCTTTACGATGAGACATTAGTATCCTCCATTTGTTACCCTGCCTATATCATTGCTTTTTGATTTTCTTAATGATATTATAAGGGCAATGCAAATCATCGTAGAAAGCCCATCTAAGGCCTTTGTCAAGGCTTCTGGCGAAGAACTTGACTGTCTTCGTAAACAGCTGAGCTATGTGAATACGGCAAATCAGCATCAATTGATGCGCCACGCCCGGAATCATTGGTTCAAGAATAGTAACCTCGAAAGGTGGACTAATCAGTATAACGAACTAAAGGCTTCGGTACATAATTGCGTAATGTTCTCCGAAATGTACGAGGATTACATTCGGCCAGGGTCGATTTCCTACCTCAAAGATTTCCAGCTATCGATTACCAATAATATCAAGTATCCTACGCCCAAAAAGGTAGCATGGGAAAAACCACTACCCTTTGAGCTGTACTACTACCAGGAAGAAACCTGGAAGCTCCTCCTGGAAGCCAAGCATGGAAATGCTGAGCTGTGTACGGGGGCAGGTAAATCTGCTATTCTACTCAAGATTTGTCGGGAAACAGGGTTTCCTACCGCGATCATAGCCCCTTCTAAGAGTATTTTCAATGAGTTACTAGAGAAGTTTGAGTACCACTTTGGTAAAAAGATGGTTGGCCGGTTTGGGGATGGCAAGAAAGTTCTAGGTAAGCGCTTTACCATTTGCATTGGGGATTCGATAGCAAATATTAAGCCAGGGACCGAGGAGTGGGAGTTCTTTAGTAAGCTCAGTATGGTATGTGTAGACGAAAGCCACACATGGGGCGCCGACTCCCTGGAACAGATTTGCCATGGCGTCTTAGCTGACGTTCCCTACCGCTTCTTCTTCAGTGGCACCCAGACGCGCGGAGATGGCACTGCCAAGCTACTTCAGAGCATCATTGGACCTACCGTATATACCCTGACCACGGCACAAGCGGTGGCCGGTGGCTTCATCTGCCCACACGATTACACAATCATAGAAGTTGAGTCTTCTAATCCGAATTATGCCACCCCAGATATTCTGGACATGAAACGGGTCCACTACCTTGGCAACAAGAATATCTGTGCGTTCTATGCCAAACTGGCTAACGCCATGGCCCTATCAGAAAAGAAGCAAACACTTATCCTTGTTGAAGAATTGCATCAAATTGCCTCACTCGTGAAGCTTCTGAAAGTGCCTTATGCCTATGCTCACAGTGAGAAGAAACCTGATAGATTACGAGAACTTGGGCTAGAGAAGGTCGATTCAGCAGAGAGTGTAGAAAAGTTCAACAAAGGCGAAGCCCTTGTTTTGATTGGCACTTCGTGTATTTCTGTCGGCACTAATATCTACCCTACCCATAACACCTGCAACTGGCAGGGCGGCACCTCAGAGATCAAGACTAAACAGGGGGCTGTGGGCAGGAGCGTAAGGCTAGGTTCTCAGAATCCTTGGGCTTCTAAGTGTGTTCCAAAGACCAAGGCTACGATCTGGGACGCCGATGTAACCGATATCTACGTCATGCATGCCCATCTGGAAGATCGGGTAGAGTTCTACACCGAATCTGGTTCAGAAATCAAGAGAATTCGACTAAAAAAATAACTCCTATGATATATAGGGGTTATGAGCAGGACAAGCAAGAAAGACTACGGGTTCGACGATTCATTCTACAAATTAGCTGGTGAAGTTACTAGAGCGCTTGAGCGCAATAAAGGTAACATGCCAAAAGAAGATAAGGTTCTTAACTCTACCGATCAGCAGCGCAAACAAGTAGAAGAACTCTTAGACGCAGAGAAGAAATTCAAAGAGACGATTCTCAAGTACCGCCAGGCAACAGAGGTGTACAAGAAGTTTCTACAGAAAGTCTGTATCCAGAACAAAAATATTTTGAGCGCACGTCCCTACTTTCGAGAGACAGCGGTTTCATTCAGTAAAAAGATCACTCCAGCCATCAAAGAAGAAAATATCGAACTGCTCAAGACCTTCGATATCAATTACCAGTTCATCAAATTCATTAGACAGTCTTGGCTAGGCCCCTTTCCCAAGCGCGCGGAACAACTTTTCCAGCGTGTCCACGCCGCCCGTACTCTCCTAATCGAAAATAACATGCCTTTGGCCATTAATAGAGCTAAACTGTTCTATAGGAAGACTCCTAAGAGCCACCTATCCCTGATGGATTTTATCGGCATCTGCTCTATGGGATTGGCCGCAGGCATCGACAAGTGGTGTGGCACCTATTCCCCAGTATTTAGGTCAGTTTGTATTGGTAGAATGGTAGGCAACATGATCGATTCGTATAGCGAAACCATGCTACATTTTTATCCATCAGACAAGCGTGTTCTTTACAAAGCCCATACCATTCGTGGTCGAAGGGGCATCGACGAGATCAATGAATTGACTGAAGCTGTGAACAGTAGTTTCCACGCTGACGAGCTTGAGGGTAAGACAATCCCTAAGAACGATATCAATGTGAGCGAGCTTAGTGCGCTAATGAGTGCAGCTAGTACGGTTTCCGCAGATGCGTCTGTGGACGCCGAAGGCTATGGGGTGTATAGTTATACGGAGGATTCTACTCAAAATGTTGAAGAAGCATATTTTGAAAAAGAAGCAACAAATAAAATGTTGACATTGGCCAAAGAATTGCCTATAATATATAAAAAGATACTACGTTTAAAAGGCTTAAAAATATGAAGCAATGCTTCAAATGCAAATCTTTCAAAGAAAATGAAGAATTTCATAATGATAAATCTAGAAAAGATGGCCTTTATCCTGTTTGTAAAGTTTGTAAAACCGCAAATGATAGATTAAGACGTAAAAATAATCCAGAAAGATATAGAGAAATCTCAAATAAGTGGGATAAGAAAAATCCTGATAAAAAGAGAAACGGCGCTTTAAAAAGAGAATATGGTATAACTCTTGAAGAATATAATGTTATACTTGCTAAACAGAATAAAAAGTGCGCTATTTGCTTGAGAGATAAATCTGAGTTTAAAGTTTCAATGCATCTAGACCACGACCACATTACAGGAAAAATAAGAGGTATCTTATGCGCTTCTTGCAATAGAGTTCTAGGTCTTTTAAAAGATAATCCAGAAAACTTGGAAAGAGCTTTGGTTTATTTGAAAGCGTAATCGGGAGTAAAAATATGAAACTAGTAATAGACGGTGTATCGCAAGATGATGGGTTATTTCATTTGACTTCTACTAGATCCATGAATAATAAGCTTGTTCTTGCAGCCTACAAAAAAGAAGCCCTCCGAGCCAATGTATCGAATGGCTTTGCTCGCCCTGACCAAAAAGTTACGGTGAAAGGGCTAGAAGTTCTGATGGATGCTAAGCTTAATGATGGCACACTAGTTCTTAAAGGTTCTTTGGCTTATGTCAAAGAAGAAAGCTTACACACTCAGGCGTGGGCACAGAAAAACTATGAGTCTGACGCTGTAGGCGTACCATTCATTCTTGCAGACGCTACCAACGTAGAATTCTTTACTCCTCCAAAGGAAACTGCTTGATCATACTTCGAGTAGGCGATCCCCACGTTCGCGTGGCGAATATTGATGAGAGCGATGCTCTTATGTCTAGAGTTGCTGAGCTAGCGCTTAGCCATAAAGTAGACCGCATCGAACTTCTTGGCGACCTATTCCATACCCATGCTATCCTACGATTAGAAGTCCTAGAATTCTGGGATAACTGGCTAGATCATCTTTCTGATATCTGTGAAGTAGTGGTGCTCGTAGGAAATCACGATCAAAGCGGTGACTATAACTCTGCAAGTCATGCTCTCAATGTTTTCCAACGTATCAAAAAGAAGAACCTAAGAATCGTAGACGTAGCAATGCCCATCGGCCCTATCGGTTACATTTCTTATTTCCACGATCCAGCTAAATTTGTGGACATAGCGAATAGTCTGGTAGCCTCTGGCGCCAGAGTACTTGTTTGCCACCAGACCTTCAACGGTTCCCGGTTTGAGAGTGGCATGTATGCCCCAGATGGTATCGACCCAGACCTGATTAAAGCTGACCTAATCATCAGCGGCCATATCCATGCTCAGCAGCGCTTCGGTAAGGTGATCTACCCTGGTACCGCTAGATGGGATACTGCTTCAGACGCCAACCAGCCAAAAGGGCTATGGGTGTTTGAACACGATGATCAGACTGGAGCAATCCTGTCAGAAAAGTTCATTTCCACAGAAAACGTCTGTAAGCCTATCATGTCCTTTACTTACAAGGAAGGCGATGCAGGAATGCCTGATTGGACCCCAGGCGCCAGAGTATCCGTAGAGCTTATAGGCTCATCTGCTTGGTGCGCCCAGGAAAAGGAAAAGCTCAAGGGCAAATGCAGTATAAAGACGAAGACACAGAACCGCAAAGCTGGTGATAACTTTGAGCAATTCATGTCCAATCTGTTCGTATCCACTATGGATAAGGAACATTTGATGAAACTCGCAAAGGAGCTTGGTGTTGTCTGACAAAATTGATTCCAGAGAGATGCTTCAAAAGATGGCTCAGCTATCTATCTCTACCAATCAGATTAATGAGATTCAGCAAAAAAATCTCAAAATGTATCCTTTTGTCTTCTTTAATGGCGTCAAGTCTGTTAGTATAGACTATGATTTGACCAATCAGAGCAAGGTCAATTACGATACTAACCCTAAGACTATGGAAATTGTCTATAAATTCGACAAGCCCATAATGGACAATTTCAAGGTATCATATAATTTAGAGATTGACGAGACCGAAGACAATTCTCATATGCCCAAGAGATTTGAAGCATTGGAGAAGGCCATCTGGACCTTATTTTGGAAGGATATCCCGGTGGAAGTGAAGTTCAACGGCAAAGACGTGTATACGAGTAAAAAGAATGCCTGAAGAGAAAGAACTACCAGCCGAAAATCAGATTACCGACATTTCCGATAAGGACATGGAAAAGGTAAAGAAATTCATGGCTGATGGCCTACCTGGTATCGCTAAGCTGGAAGAGAACCAGTTTCAGAGATCCACAGAAATGTATATGGCCGGTAGTACCTATCACCAGATTTCTAACGCTACTGGCATTCCTAGGGCTGCGGTCCTATACCTATCTCATACTTTTGGCTGGTACCTAGCCAGACGCGAATATCTTTGGGAATTGCAAGAAAAGGTCAAATCGCGTATCATCGATTCCAAGCTAGAGAGTAAAGACTTTCTCTTGCTATATATCCAAGCTTCTCAGAAGCGCATTGGTAAGAATCTAAAGAAATATTTGGCCACAGATGATGAGAAACACGCAAACGAAATCGATCTGAAAGAAGTATCTCAACTACTTAAAACTATTGAAGTTCTACAAGGACTCGATAGCGAAGGCAAAGATTCCAGAGGCAAAACACCCGCTGTAGGACTGAATTTCCCCGATGGTGTTACGATCGAAAGGTCAGGGGATAATAAGCTAACAATTTCGCCAAAGGAAAAGACGGTGGGAGACATGCTAAAGAAATTTGCTGACAAACGCCGCGAAGAACAGAATAAAACTAAAGAGAGTTCTGATATAATAGACGTTAGTAACAACAACAACGAGGAGTCAAAAAATGAAAAAGAGTAAGTTCCTAGGGTTGATGGTAGTGGGGCTATTGGCCTTGATTCCTTTCAACTCTTCATCCGAAGCCAGCCAGCCTACCACGTCGGTAACGCTAACCAGTGATAACACGCTGGTTCTAAATTCTGAAGTCAATGGTGAATCGGTTTCTGCCGTTATCGCCAAGGCTAAAGAACTCGACAGTAACATGAATAGCCGATTGAAAAATCCTCTCGGCGGAAAAAGCAAGCCCCTGTACCTGTTTTTGAATACCCCAGGTGGTAGCATTCAGTCTGGTTTGGAGCTGATCGAGTCTATGAAAGGCTTGGGTCGTCCGGTTAACACTGTAACGCTGTTCGCAGCTAGTATGGGGTTCCAGATCGCTCAAAACCTTGATGATCGCCTTATTCTCCAGACTGGTGTGCTCATGAGCCACCACGCCGCTGGCGAATTCGAGGGTTATTTCGGAGGAAGCTCGCCTACTCAAATGGACACCCGCTACCAACTGTGGTTGGATCGCGTTCGTGAACTAGACGAACAGACGGTAAAACGTACTAACGGCAAGCAGACCTACGAAAGCTATACCAAGCAGTATGACCACGAAATGTGGCTCACTGGTACCAAGTCGGTTGAACAAGGCTATGCTGACCGCGTAGTGACTGTAAAATGCGACTCTTCTTTATCTGGCGTTACTACTTATACCGCCAGCTTCATGGGTATGAACCTTGCCTATGATCTAGACGCTTGCCCCCTGAACACTAGCCCCATGAACGTTCGCGTTGCTGGCGGCGGCTCTGGTACCATTATCATTACCGGTGCAGACCTAGACAATCGTTTTGAAGAAATCAAAAAAGAGTTCCTGAAACAGTACGAGAAGAATCAGCGCATGGCTGCACCGATGAACTGGTAGGCTTATGCCTCTGTTTCACTACGTCTGCGAATGCAATCATTCGGTAAGTAAATTTCATAGGCAGGTGGCAAGCGCACCTGCTCTGATTACCTGCGAAAAATGCGGCAAAGACGCAAAAAAGACACTAAAAGCCCCGGCCTCAGTATCCAAAGTCATAGTAGACAATGGGTTCCAGGCCAGGGCAGTTGAAGTAAATCCAGAAATCATCGAAATCAACAAAGCAAGATCAGAGAAAGACTATAGGGAAGACTAGTGCTTAACCTAAAAGAACTGAGATTTAGTGGAATAGGACGGTTTGTTGAAGAACAAGTCGTCCATTTTGAGTCTTTAGGTAGACTTGTTCAGCTAGATGGCAAGAACAACAATACCAATGGTTCCAGCGGCGCCGGAAAAAGCACTGTGTTCAACGCCATGGACTTTCTCCTTGGCTTCAACGATATCCCTAATGGCGTACTAAAATCCCGCCTTTCCGAGAATGCTATCAACGTTAAAGGTATATTCGAGTACAACGGTAGGCCTTTAACCATTACCAGGGGTAGAAAACTCCTTATCGATCAAGATGGCGACATCACTACTGGTAGCTCTAAGCTGACAGAAGAAAAACTAGATCAGATTCTAGCGATGCCACGACACTTATTCAGAAAAATTCTACACAAGAGACAAGGCGAAGGCGGCTTTTTCTTGCCCATGACCCCTAGAGAAATCAACGATTTCTTGATGGATTGCCTCGATTTGAGCCATTTTAGGCCAAAAATCCTCACTGTAGAGAATTACATCAAAGAACTTGAAGAGAAGAAAAATTCCGTACTAGCCAAGGTAGAATCAGCTAAATCTGGCCTACAGGCCACCAAAGACGCCTACGTTTCCCTTGGATCGCCTCCTGAGAAGGACATAGACCAAGCCACCATCCTTAAGCTTAAAGGGAAATTGACCGATTCCACCAATGCGTGGAATGCCGTACTTGCCATTCATCAGCTAGAGTCAGATGCCGTAGAAGCTATGCGGCCAGATATTTCTTCTACTGCATACGATCGCTCTAAGCTAGAAGCCCTGGAGAAGGAGTCTGCTGGATTAGAAAATGAGATTAGAGCATTCAAAGCAATGGAAACAAATAGGCTTGCCTCAGCTAAGATGGCCCATCTCCAGCTAAGCAATGCGATTTTCGGCCTTCAATGTAAAATCTCAGCTGGACAGGAAGCGCACAAAGAAAGTTTAAATGTAGCAGACCAAATCAAAAAGATCAGGAATGGCCAATGTTTTACCTGCGGCCAGGACTGGAAAGACGCCCAGAAAGAATTCCAGCTGATGGATAGTCTTAGGCCTCTAAAGAATAAAATTGATGCAGGCGCAGCCGCAGCGATAGATTTGCCCCTTGTTCAATATGAACTTGATCGTATCGTGCCTCAGCTTGCTTCTAGAGAAATTGCAGAATTACCTGATCTTTTAGCTCAACAAGCTCCTCTTCTGGAAGCCATCGCCGTAGAGCGAGATAAAGAGAAGGCCCATCAAGCTACAGAGTCTACTAAGAACAAGGAAGTATTATCTAAGTTCGCCTCCATGCAGGCTTTTACCAGGGAAAAGCATTCCAAAGAATCTGAGCAGGCTCGCGGCCAATTGGACTTAGATCGTAGGGCCTTTGAAGCAGCGGTAGCTAAGCTCAAGTTGTACGAGGATTGTCGTACACGCTACGAACGTTCCTTGGCTACCCTCAAAGACCAAGAGGCTACCTACAGCCATAATGTATCTGAATTAACAAAAACGTCAATTCAGACGCATAATGAATTAGTCCTAGCAGAAGAATTGAAAAGGGCTCTAAAGAGCTACCTTTCTTGCTCTTTTGATGATGCTCTAGAAACTATCAGCGATAGTGCGACTAAATTGATACGACATATTCCAAACATGGCGAATGCCACTATCCAGCTAGAAGGGGTCAGAGAGACCTTGGACGGTAAGATCAAGGAAGAGGTCAATGCCGTTATCCATATGGATGGCGAAGAGAACGTGCCGATCCGTAGCCTTTGTGGCGGTGAGCGTACCGCGACCGATCTGGCCATCGACATTTCTGTAATTGATCTTATCGAAAATAAGGCAAACAAAGGAATAGATATTTTTGTGCTTGACGAACCCTTCAATGGGTTAGATACTGTATGTATAGAAATGGCATTGGAAGTGCTAAAGAACTCTAGCATCAGCAAGCGGCTTATCATTGTCGATCACAACCCTGAAGTGAAGCAGATGGTAGAAAGTAGATTACTTGTAACCAGAGATGGCCCTACAAGTAGAATTTCACAGGCGTAGGAGAATCATGTCTACTAAAGATCAGATCGACAAAGAGTTAGCAGAATATCTCAACAAGGAACCTAACCTAAACAGGAACGACAGGATTACCTACCTTAGAGCGATATTTTATAAGCACCTTGAGATCAATCAGTTGGAACATGTGATTAACAACTACGACCTGCACGTTATATTAGGTGACGCCAAGGGAATTCACGCAAATATCAAGCTTCCCATGAACATTACCGGGAAGCGCGTAGCAGGCCACGAAGTAGTCCACGTATCGGTTCTAGAGTCTTTCGTTAGATACTTAAACAGCATGCACTTGTTGAAAAAACTCACCAAGTTCGACTACACGGAGAAATAATGATTTTTAATGTAAAAAACACTGCAGGTATGGGTAAAAAATGTGCAGTATACGATGCTCAAGGGACAAAAATCGGCTCTTGTTTTAGGTATGACTCTAAGACTAGAGAAGTTAGCATGTACCTTGTTGGCCAGCACCCAAAAATCAAAACCAAAAAGGTTTTAACTAAGCGCATCAGGGCTCACAAGCCACACGTTATGGCATGGGCTACATTGAAAGTAAAAGTAAAAATTCCAGGATCGTATATTATTGTTGATGGCGTAAAATACTAAGGAGAAAATATGGCTAGAGCAAAAAAGAGTTTACAAGAAAAAGTACACGAGGAGATGCCTGAGTTCGCTGCGGAAGTAGCTGGCTTGGCAGTCCAAGACCTTAACAACCGTCTGGCCGCTTTGGCTAAGGGCGCTGAAGAAAACGAGCAAGCACAGGAAGACGACGAGGAGCTTGAACAAGCTCGCGCTGAAGCTTCCGAATTGGCTGCTCCGTACCGAGACGCTAAAAAGGCACTTCGCCTTCGTAGCCGATATGTGATTTCACTGATCCGCGAGAAAGGTGGTCAGTGAACGACGAGCGCGTACTCACATTAGACATTTCATCCAAAACTGGATGGGCGTCCTTGGTTAGTACAAAAGATGGTATCGAGCTTGAGGCTTACGGTACATTGCCAGCGATCCACCAACCTGATGGGCAATACCCGCAGTCTATGGTGGATTGGGCATATCTTTGTTACGCGGAAATTATGGTATTAGTTGATCGTTTTGCTCCAGATGTTCTTGTGATAGAAGAGACTGTAGCTGGTAGTAAAGCGGTATATACTCAAAAGTTTTTGGAATGGGTTCATTATTTAGTTGCCAAGTTCATAAAAGAGAGTAATATAAAAGCTACATATCTTTTAACCGGCGCTTGGCGATCTGAAACAGGATGCTTAATGACTAAAGAAGAGTCAAAGCATAATAAGGCTGTCAAGAAGTATAAAGAGAAAAATGCTACCTCAATTGCCTATGATGAGAAAGGCAAGAGGATTGGCAGACTCACGAAGAAACATATCAATGTGAGACGAGCAAATGAAGTGTTTGGGCAATATCTCAAAACACCGTTGAAGAAAAAAGACGAGGATACCGCAGACTCCCTATTACTAGGGTACTGCTACCATCTTCGGAGGATAAAGCAGAATGGCTAACAATTTATGGGACGATGAAACTGTAGAAGAGTTTCGCGATGTACCCGAAGAAGCAGAGACAGGAAGCAAGCAAGTCCAAAACGGAATCGCTAGCTCTCAACCGGCAATGGTAGTACCTTCATATCGACCAAGCAATATCCCCGCAGAACCTGTGGTGCAACGTCAAGCACCCAGGCAGCAGGTTGTGAGTGCAGATACTCAGGAAGTCGATCTAGAAGATTTGGGCATTGAGCAAGAAGAAGATTTCACAGAAGTCCTCAATGACGCTAACCTTCGCATTGAGCAAGGTCGCCTCTATCAAATGATCATGAACCATGACCTTTTTCAGGGCATGGAAGCTGACGAGCGCGCCGTAGATAATGTACAGAGAGAAATCCGTAAGTTCGCACGAGAACGCATGGAAATCATGTTGGGCATGCGTCAAGAGCAGGTTGCTCAATCTGCCAATATGGTATCTTCGCCTTTTAACGACCTAGAAGTGGATATTCTCAAAAAGATCGCTTCCAAGGCCACCAATGGCGCTACTGAGACCGCTGAGGCTAATGAGATCGCTCAGGTGGTTAAAGCGCCTCCTAAGCGCACCCTGACCCCTATTGGCGGCACTACTGCTATGAAGCGGCCCCAGACACCTCAAAGGCAAGCTCCTCAAGGTAAAGCTTTGCAGGCCCGGACGCAAGCGCCGATCAAGAGGTCTAAAATGGACCTTACGATCGATCAAATCGCAGCAGAAGAGGGTATTCCACGAGAATTACTCGAAGAAAATTACAAGCCAATCGGTAAACCTCTGCATGAGCTAACTCCACAAGAATTAGCCCAAAGAGAAAAAGAAACCGCAGCTAGGCTTAGAAAGCACACGACGGTTAAATCTGCAAGTGCTTTACCTATGGCTACGCCAGAACAAGCAGAAATGATCGCAATGCAAAGAGCCACACAAATATCGTCTGCCCCAGGCATGGCAGCGTTATTAGCCAAAGTACAGAGTATGCCAGTTAAGAATACCTAATAGTTCACTAAGGAGAACAAAATGACCCAGAATCAACCACAAAATCAGCCCCAGAACAAGCCTCCTGTAGATAATCGTAGCGCCTCTCAGAAAATTGCGGATCTCGAAAATGCCGTAATGTCCACGTACCAAACTTTGGATAATGTAATCAAAGACTTGGGCACCATCAAAGATGCTATCAAACTTCTTGGTAACAAAGTGGACTCTATCGTTAAGGCTTCCGTTAACGGCGAGGCCATCAGCGATGCAGTACTTGCTCGCATCATGATCGAGAACAACTGCGAAGAATTGGCCAATAAAGTCAAGGTAATGATTGCTCAAGGCGTTCTAGCTCCCCAAGAACAGGTTGGCGACAACTCGTTTATCGTGGGCGCTGAGCTAAACGACGCTGGAGAAACCGTCAATCCTCGTCTGCAATTCGGTATCTTCGCACTTCGTCCTGAATTGCAAGAAAAGCTCAAAGGTTCCAAGCCTGGAGATGTGATCAACCTTGAAGAAGGTAAGCTCAAGTTCAAAGTGCTTGAGACTCATGCCATCCAGCAGCCAAAAGAAAACGCCCCAGCTCCCTTAGCCCCCGCTTCGACTGATGCCGCTCCCGCAGCTGCTCCGTTGGCCTCCGCAGGCGCTCCTGCAGCACCAGCTGCTCTAGCTCCTGTGTCGTCTGACGCTGCTCCCGCTGCCCCTGCAGCAGATCAAGCGCCCCAAGCAGCTCCCGCTACAGAACAGGCTGCTCCGCAAGCATAATTGTCTTCGGAACTAACCTTTTATGATAGCAGGTGCCCATGCAAGAATTGACGAAGAACCATATAAAATTGATCAAGGCTTACATCAAACTCGTTAAGAAGACGGGTATGTATCCTGGAAGGTCGGAGCTGGATAGAATCGGGTACAACCGAGACAAACTCAGACACTACTTTTCAAACCTTGAAACGCTCAAGAAAACTGCACAAGCATGGGCAGAAGAAAATGATCCTAAAGCCTTTGAAAATGTGATCGACGAAAGTATTTTCACACCACAAAGGCTTAAGTCTCTACAAAGTAATGTCAAGAAATTCAAGAGATTCGTGGTTACGACAGCCGTAGTTGGCTGTCCAGTTCACGAAGGCTTCTTAGAAAGTATCAAAACGTACTGCAAGCATAAAGATGCGATGTTACTCGTTCTGCCATCTGAAGATCGCGCATCTGGTGCTAATTGGAACTTAGACCACAGACTTGATAGGGACTCCATTGTTTTTAGTGATGTAAAGCTAAACAGCAATGTGTTCTTATGCTCCATCAAAACAGGCGCAAAGCAAATCGACCCTACCACCGGACTTGACCGAATTGGTCAACGTAATGGTAGCTTTATTTATGCTTCGCCAAAACAACGTCTGAAATTCATGCCAGTGAGTAACATTAAGTATCCTCACGCTGAAATGACCACGGGAGCGATCACGCAGCCTGGGTACTTCCAAATTCGTGATAGTGTACGTAACCCCTACATGTGCGAAAGAACGGCCTACATCGCCAACCACGACCACGTAATGGGCGCCCTGATAGTCGAGATCGAAGACGATAATAAGTACCACTTCCGCCAAATCCAAGCCGATGCTCGCGGAGCCTTCGTAGATTTGGCTGATTTCTATAATGGTAGCAAAATCAGTAAGTTATATGCCGAAGGCCTTTCTATGGGCGATTGGCACTCAGGCGAGACTGATCCCGGCGCCGTAAAAGCGTGGAAAGAGGTCGTAGCGCTTGTGAAGCCTACTACTCTGTTCGTACACGATGGGTTCAATGGTCTCTCAATCAATCATCACGAGCGCGAGCGCCAAATCAGACGCGCAATACTTGCCAAAAAAGGTTTACTAAATCTTGAATCTGAACTCTCAGCCCTAGCTAGAGACTTAGATGATATGGCCTCCTGGGGTGGTATCAAGAAAGTGGTGATAGTTAAATCTAACCATGATATCTTCCTAGACCGCTGGCTTGATGGTGGCGAATACGTAGAAGATCCATATAACTACGATATGGGCGTAACTCTAGCTAAAGCCATGGTAGATGGCAAGAATCCTCTCAAACACGCAGTAGAATTGCTTGGTCTCAAGGCCAAGGATAAGATGCGCTGGCTCTCTATGGACGAGGACTATTTCATTGCTCGTATCCAGTGCGGAGCGCACGGTCACAAAGGACCAAAAGGTTCCCGTGGTTCATTGGCTGGAATGGAGAAGTCTTACGGCCTTTCCGTAACGGGTCACTCCCACGGCCCAGAGATTCTTCGCGGTGCCTGGCAGAACGGAACGTCTAGTTTACTGAAGCTTTCCTATAACGAAGGTGCTTCTGACTGGGTACATTCTTCTACCATTATCTATCCAAACGGTATGAGACAGCTGATCAATTCTTTCGACGGTAACTGGCGCTTGAAGTAGGTAAATGTGGGCAAACAAGCTGATCTAGAAAAACTAGATCGAACGATCAAAGATGGAGAAATTAGACTTCGCACGGTGAAGACTAATATAGACAGTCTTAGTCGTGAAATTGCTACACTTGAAGAATTAGAAATCCAGCTTAGATTGAACCTTCAATGCCTCAAAGAAAATAAGATCGTAGCTATAGCAACTGAATATAAGAAGGCCAAGGAAGATTTGGCTAAAGCTAAGACCCGTAGAATTTCTATTAGTAATGATCGTGAACATTTCAGGAAGGCAGTTGCCGAGGTAGAAATCGTTATGAAAAAAGCTAAAGAAGAATTGGACGAGATGAATAAGGAAGGTAACAATGTTTTGTACGTTGAATTCGGCGGTAAAGTCAATGGATAAAGAAGATATCCAAAAAAGAATCACAGAAGAAGAGGACTACATTCGTTGCCCAAAATGTAGCAATTCTCTCACGAAATTCCTTGCAAAAAACTCAGAGGGGGTTGAGGATAGTACTATAGCTCGGCTACTTATGATCCCTGAAGAAAAAGTTCAGGAATTATACGAAGACGCCGTGAAAAAGTTGCGCGAAGGGATGGTAGATAGAAATGAGTAAAATGACCCTCTATTGTAACGGTAAAGCTATTACCGTTTCTAACGATCTTGATCCTAACAAGGTAGATTTTTTAGTTGATTACGGCGACATAGAGACTTTCGATGTTCTATCTTTAACTGCAGAAGAAGCATCTTTGTTTGCTAGTGTTATACGAACTGTTTTAGGACAAGAAAAATCACTTGAGCCAAAAGAGAAAGTTAAGACGACGTGAACATCGAGGTCTACTCAGACGGTAGCGCCACTACAAAAGACAAGCCAGGAGGCTATGGCTGGGTAATGGTGATCAATGGCGTGAAGCATTCGGAAGGCAAAGGCCATATGCCTGGTGCCTCCAATAACGACGCCGAGATGGAAGCCGCCATCCAAGGTCTTGCCGCAGTTCTAAAATACCTCAACGATTGGGTTACAGGCGAAGACGGTAGGCCACTAGGCCCTCTTCCTGACGCCAATGTTACTCTAGTCTCAGACAGCCAACTCATCCTTGGCTGGGCCAGCGGAGTCTACCGCTTTAAACAAGCAGACAAATACGCAAAGTATAAACAGTTGGAATTCTTAGTGAAAAGGCTCGACGCCAAGACTAGGCACGTCAAAGGCCATTCTGGCGACGAGCACAATGAGCGCTGCGATAAGCTGGCCAATCTTGGTCGCCTTCAAAAAGAAGAAGAGTTAAAGAGCAAACCTCCAGAGCAAACCCTTATAGGTACTAAGAAAACCGGGACTTTATGCGTTTGGTATAAAGGCATTCTAAAAGTCATTGACTTAGACTCCAATGTGATAGAGAATCATGATAGAATCACCCACGGTACCCGTGGCGGCATACTAGAGATTCGCGAGGACAAATCCAGATGAAAACTTGGACTTTGACACATACTGGATTCGTAGAAGTGAACGTTACGCAAGAAATGCGCGATGCCGCCGATAAACGAGACAAATCGTTCTACAATAGGCTTGGGAACGTAGGTACCCATAGGACCGACAAAGGGCGCCAGCGCACTACTGGATACCTTGCTGAGGCCGCTGTAGCCAGCGTGTTCCCTAGGCTTGAATACAGTAAAGACCCGAATATCGACTTTATTTTCAAAGACATAACATTCGATGTGAAGGCTCAAGGGTGTAACTCTATGCCCTCTCCCACGTTCGTAGGAACCCTATACGAGGAGCAAAGCTCCCGCGAAGTGGACTTCTACATTTTCACTAGGGTCAAGAACGACTTCACGAAGGTTTGGATCACAGGCTTTGTCTCCAAAAAACAGTTCCTTAGCACCGCTAAGCTAATTCCTGTGGGCGCCGTAAACAATAACTTTCGCTACGATCAGGCGAGATACGAGATCGAATATCGACTTCTGACCAAACCCCAGCAATTCATGGGTCCGAAGACGTGACACGAGGCGAAGCAAAAACACTGCTTATGCTTGGTGATTTAGCTACCATATACGCGAATATGCCTATGGGAACTACTTTAAGACTAGTATTTCTTGACCTTATAAGTGGCGCAACTGGTTCAGATTTAGATACAATGGTTGAAAAATGCTTAGGTCTAAAGAGACACATTGGCATTTATGTGATGGGATGCAATTCGCCTGCAGAAACTGATGTAAAATTTAGAGAAAGAGCAGAACAATGCTCTTATATTTTGGACTCTTATACGCCTCCTGTTTCCGTACCAGACGCCCCAGTACAAACACAATGCTTCCACTATTGGAAGTCCTATCAGGGCATTCTTGAAAAATACGATTACTGTGACTTCTGTGATTTAAAAAGGAACCAATGACATACGCCCATCGCAAGAAGGCCGAGCAGGTAATTCAAGAATCGATACAGAGGATGTATCCCAAAGCTAAATTGAAGCCTAACACTGGCAACTATATCTTGAACCAGCTATTGAAAGCTGGGTACACAAATGATAAGATCATGGTTCATGTTAGCGAGCCTGAAGTTCAAAAAGAGCTAGAGCAGGCAGTTTTCAAATGTAGAACAGACTGCGGCCCTGACTGCCAAGAGGATGAATAATGAAAAAGCTATTGTTTTTAATCCCATTTTTCTTAGTTGGCTGTAGAGACGACGATGTTATTCAAGCGCACCAAATGGCTAAATTTGGAGCACCTCAAGGTCTTGAGGCGTGCTACAATGTTAGCGAACCTGTTGAAATTGAAGGAAGATATTGTCTAAAATACGTAGGTAAAAGAAAATGAATTATTACATGCCCTTTGACTGTGAAACTGGCGGATTCAATCCCAAGACTTCGGACTTGCTTACGCTCTATATCTGCATCGTAGATGAAGAGTTCAAGCTCTGCGACGAGTTGAATCTCAAGCTCAAGCCAGACGGTGGACGCCTTCCTGTGGTTGAGGCTCAGGCTCTCGCGATCAACAAAATCAATATCCAGGAGCATCTGGCTAATCCTGAGACTGTTACCTATTCTGAAGCTAAAGCTAAAATCGTAGCTATGATCAGAAAATACCTCAAGAAGAATGGTCGGTACAGTAACATTCGTCCAATGGGCTACAACGTGCCCTTCGATACCAAATGGTGCCAAGAGCATTTGATTCAGCCAGACGAGTGGGAAAGCATGCTCCACTATAAGAGCGTTGACGTGATGGCCGCAGTAGACTTCCTCAAAGAAGTTAAGTGGTTCCCACAGAATCTGGGTAGCCTTGGCAGCGTTGTAGAATACCTACAACTGCCAGTACGCGGAGCACACGATGCTAAAGAGGATATCTTAATGACTCTTGACGTTCACAAGAAGCTTATCGAAATCATGGCTTCTAAAAAAGAAAACAGCGGTACTGGCGGTGGCGATCTTATCAGCCTTTTGGAGGCCGAATGAGTTCCATTCCTTCTGGTCGTGCTACTTTGATCATTAAAGATGCTAATGGCGATGTAATTTATGAAGGCATTTGCTCTAGCTACAGTATGTCTGTTAGCCGGAATGGTAGAACAATTAAAGCAGAGGGAATGGATTTAATACCAGTAGTGAGCCTTCCCAATGCTATAGATTTCATACCTATCAATATTAGTATCAACGATGTTGGCGTAACTGCTGCGAAATGTACCCATAAATGGAAGCTTTATCAAGGTCTTCAAGAAAAATACGATTACTGCGAAACATGTGGAGTGAAAAAATGAAATACCTATTAGTTCTGTTACTACTTGCGGGATGCTCCTCTGAAACTAGGGCATATACCTGTGCCGTTAACCTGAACAGGGGATTCAGCGTTGATTCAACACAAACCGTTGTACTAAATGCAACATCAGAGCGACATGCAGATAATCAAGCTAGAGCCTTTTTCCCTGGTGCAAACAACGTAGAATGCGAGGAGTGGTAAATGAACGAAGATAACTTTGAATTCTTTTGGCATGGTCCCTTCAGTCAATGGATGCACAGCCCCTTTACCGTGGATGGCGTAGAGTACACCTGCGCTGAACAGTATATGATGGCCATGAAAGCAGACACCTTTGGTGACAAAGAAAGTTTGAAGAAAATTATGGCTACCGAAGATCCTAGGGAACAGAAAGCCCTCGGTCGCAAAGTGAAAGGCTTCAAGCCTGAAACTTGGGATAAACTAGCAAAGGCATTCGTTTATCGCGCCAACTTATCTAAATTTTCCAATCCCATTTTGAAACAGATACTTTTGAACACTGGTGATAAAGAGCTTGTCGAGGCTAGTCCCTACGATAAGATTTGGGGCATCGGAATGTCTGAAACTGATCCTGACCGACTCGATAAGACGAAATGGAAAGGCACTAACTGGCTGGGCGAAGTGCTTATGCAAGTGCGTGACACTTTGAAGAAACAAGCATGAAGTATTTGCTCACCACCCTTCTACTACTTGGCTGCAGTTCTGAAGAACAGAAGCCACTTCCTCCGCATCCTGCGGTCGATAAGCAGTATAGGTGTACTGAGCAAGCTCGCTTAAACTGCGTTATGGGCAGAAGCGATGTTGAAACAATTTCCTGTATGCCAGAAGAATTTAAACGCTGTATGGATGGAAAATGAAGATTTCGCCACATGCCCACATCGAGTCGCCCCTAACCGGTAGCACCATTGCCGATATGCTCCACAGAGCTAAGGAGCTTGGCCGTACCCATTTCTTCTTTGCAGACCACGGCCATCTATCCTCTGCTCTCAAGGTAGCCAGGGTCATGAAGGACGAGGAAAAGCGTCTCAAGACCAAGCTAGGGCTCAAGTTGATCCCAGGCATCGAAATCTATTTCAAAGACATTAACTGTCCGATTATTGCCGGTACCAAGTTGGACCGCTGTAAGTACTTCAGCCTGACCCTTTATTGCGAAGATCAGGTGGCCTATCAAGAGCTATGCCGTATCGTAAGCCGAACGGATATGCCTATGATCGAGGTCTATGAGGAAAAGCAACAGCTATGGGCCTGGGCTGATTTGGAACGCATTTCCAAATTCAACGTAAACGTTGTCCTAGGCGGCGTACATTGCATGGTATCGAAACCCATGCTTGATGGCCGTGCCGACCTGGGCGAACTCGTCCTGCAGCATTTAAAGAGCATGTTCGCTGGCCGCATCTATGCCGCTCTGGTGTGCGAGCCCTGGACCAAGAAATATAGTCAGATCGTAGAGATCAAGTATTTAGACGGTACCCGCTCTACCTGTCGCCCCAATGATTTGGTTACTACTGACCGTGCGCGCCGCATCAAGGCTAGCGACCTTCTGGAGCGCTCAGGCCACAAAGTTCTCAAGGGCCTTTCTACTGGTGGTATGTACCAGGAAGTCGAAAAGCCTATCGCCTCCGTAAAGCTCCATAAAGGATTCCTGCCTTTCCCTGGCGGCGACGCCACTCTCAAGGTGAACAGGTTCCTCAAGGCTCTCTCCAAAAAGCACCACTATATCCTTCTTGCCAGTGACTACGCATACTACGCCAACAAAGAAGATAAGATCGTCCAAACGATGCGCCTAGAGGGCAATAACAAGCTCCAGCCCAACCTGCACATGAAGAGTACTCATGAAATCCAAGACTACCTGTGCAATACCCTTGGAATGCAGTCAGTAGAAGTGGATGCTATCTTTTCCAATAACGGCGTCTGGGCGGCTCGTTTTGATAATCTTAAACTCAAGTACGACTGGCGTCTAGCTGATCCTGGAGAAGATCCTTTAGCTCAGGCCATGAAAATCATTAAAGATAATGGGCGCATGCGCTGGGACGACCCAGTTTGGGTTGATCGTCTTCAATTAGAGCTTAACGTAATTGCCAAGAACCCTAAGAAAGACCTTACAGCCTATTTCCTTCCTATCCGAGATGTACTGAATCACTACAAGGAAAACGGATTGCTGACCGGCCCTGGCCGAGGTTCCGCAGGCGGTTCTCTGTTCTGCTATCTACTCGGAATTACACAGGTAAATCCTTTCAAGTACGATCTACCTTTCAACCGATTCTTCTCCATGGAACGTATCATGATGGGCAAGTTGCCCGATATCGACGTTGACTTGGAAAGCCGCGAACTCCTAGTGGGTGAAGATGGCAAATCTGGCTATCTCTACGGTCGTTGGGGGAACAAAGCTGCTCAGGTAGGTACGCGAACTACCATACGTCTGAAATCGGCCATTAAAGACACTAACCGCTACTTCAATGGCAAGGTAGAGTCTGATATCGAAGTCTTTACCAAGGGCTTGCCAGCGCCTCCGCAAGGGGTCACAGACCACGACTTCGTATTTGGCTTTGACGACGACGAAGGCACGTATCACCCTGGCTTGATCGAGCAATCGGAAGACCTTAAGAAATACGCAGAATCTAGACCAAAAGAGTGGGAGATCGTGTCCAAGGCCATGGGTCTTACTCGCGCCTACTCCAAACACGCCTCTGCATTCGTATTGAGCGACGTACCGATTCAGGACGTAGTGCCAGTTAAAGATGGTAACGTAACTCAATACGAGGCCAAAGAGTGCGAGGCTGCGGGCCTCATCAAGTACGATTTCCTGGTAATCAACCAGCTGAAAGACGTGCGTGTATGCATGGACCTCATCAATAAAAAGTGCGGCGAAAAGCTCGAAGTGGGCAATTTCATGCACAATGGCGCGAAGACCTATATCTGGGATCTACCAGAAATCCTGGAAGTCTACCAGAGCATTCATACCGGAAATTGCGAAGCTATCTTTCAAATCAGTACTAGGTCCATGACCCCAGCGGTTGTTGAGATCATGCCTACTGAGCTTATGCACGTCGCAAACATTCTCGCCCTAATCCGCCCAGGCCCGGTGGACTGTATTGATCCTGAGACTGGCAGAAACATGGTGGAAGAATACTATTTACGCCGTAAAGGTATGGCGGAACCCTCTATCAAAGAATTGGCCACTATCATATCGGAAACGTATGGTATTATGATCTTCCAAGAGCAGCTTGGCAAGATCGCTATGCAGCTTGCAGGCTTTACGCCAGAAGTAGCAGAGCAGCTTCGTGAGAACATGGCCAAGAAGAAAAAGGTAGAACTCATGAACATGAAGCCTCAGTTCATTGAGGGTGCGACGCCCAAGGTCGGCAAAGAAACTGCCGAGGCCATCTGGAGTCAGATGGAAACCTTCGGACGATACGGATTCTCGATTATCCACGCTGTAGAATACGCAATGATTACATATGCTTGTATGTTTTTGAAACACTACTATCCTCTCGAATGGTGGGCAGCTATCTTGACCAATGCTACTGAGCAAGAAATCACTGGTAAGTTCTGGCCCTACGTGAAAGATATCGTTTCGCCTCCTGATATCAACCTCTCTGGCGATACGATGGTAGTAGACTACAAGAATGAAAAGATCAGAGCTAAAATGGGTATCATCCGTGGTATGGGTGAAGCTTCGATTGACCCAATCGTAAATGGAAGACCTTATAAGTCCATTCAGGAATTTGTGGACAAAGAGGTCGCTGGTCCTAGCCTCAGCCATAAACTCATTCACGTTGGCGTTCTCGATTCACTCTTCGCTCCGAAGTCTACTCTGTTGCAGAAACTCAAGGCTTTTGAGGATGCTGTAGAGATCAAAAAGTTTAAAGAGAAAGTCGCCAAAGCAGAAGCTGCAGGCAAGAAGCTGCGGGCGCTACAGCCAAAAGAAGGCGTGGTACCTGAAGGCTATATTAACCTCCACCCGCTTGCCGATGCTGCCATGAAGAAGTCGGTGCTGCCTAGTATGCCTATCAATCTGCATGAGCTTGGAAAGCGCTACTCCAAGGTCTTGGCTCCATTCGAGTCCGTACCTTCTGTGACCAGCGCCAATGGCTATGCCACTATGCTTATCAATGGCCACCGTTTACAGTGCCTAGATGAGGCGTCCGGTGACGCTGTAACCAAAGACGTATATGTGGCGGCTACCTGCTTTATAATTAAAGCAGAGGAGTTCTCCTACGCCAAAGGTGCCAAAAGAGCCCTTAAAATGACCATAGACGCAGATGGTTACGTATCTGAGAAGGTTTTATGGCCTGGATATGAGAGCGGTGTGCTAGAATACCCTATAGGCTTTGCTAAAGGGTGCATAGCAACAATCTTCTTTAGGAAGAAGGCAGGGCGAAAAGATATGAGTATTATGAGCCTTACCGTGGAGACATAGTGAAACTTTATGATAAAATACAAGTAGGCGATATCTTTGGAGATTTAACAGTATTAAAAATTAATGTTGATACAAAGACCGAATCATATGTAGCTGATTGCAGCTGTTTATGTGGAGGAAAAACTAACGTATCTATTTATCATTTGTTCAATGGAGACACTTTGACCTGTGGATGTGGTCTATACGGTATAAGAAAAAGGGGTGGTCAAGGCTATACAACTTGGAATGGGGTATATCAGATTTATGAAAGAAATGCCAAAAAGAAAAGTAGAAGTTTTAGCTTAACCTTAAAAGATTTCAGGGAATTAGCAAGCTTAAACTGTCATTATTGTGGCGCTGAGCCTAAGCTTGTGAATAGGTATTTGGATAGGCAAGGAAATCAAAAACGAAAAAATAAAGAGTATCAACAAAGTACCATAGATATGGCCTATGCTAAAATAAACGGCTTAGACAGAATTGACAGTAGTTTAGGATACGAAAAAAATAACACAATACCTTGCTGTTTTACTTGTAATAGGGCAAAAGGTGACATGAGCTATAAGGACTTCATAGACTGGATCAGTAGAATAAAGTCTCATGATATTGTTCATTTGACTTCATACAAAGACATGCTATAATTGATTAATGAAGTTGTTAGCTTTTTTATCAGCTCTATCTCTTCTAAGTCCATATGCGGAAGCTAAGGACTGTCGTAAATCACCAATCAAAATCGCCGTAATAGATTCAGGTTTCGGATACTTCGGAAAAGGTCATAAGGCCCATCTCTGCAAATATGGCCATAAGGATTTCTCCTCGGATACGGCCTTCTATGAAGCGTATAATACTGAAGTTCGTGTGCCGCTAGATATCCATGGCCATGGAACCAATATCGCCGGGATCATAGATAATTACGCCAAGGAATCTGGAGTCAATTATTGCATCGTGGTGATCAAGTACTTTTCTATAAACCATACTGGACAACAAAATCTTGATGCTTCTATAGCCTCCATACGTTACGCAACGAACATAAAGGTTGATTATATCAACTACTCTGGCGGCGGCGTTGACTTCTCTATTGCTGAAGCGCAGGCGGTAAAAAGATTTCTAGACAACGGCGGTCGGCTTATTGCCGCTGCTGGCAATGAAAATAGTAACCTAGATATGTCCAGTTTTTATCCAGCAATGTACGATAAAAGAATAATTGTTGTTGGCAATCACACCGCACATGGTGTAAGATCATATCTATCCAATTATGGTAGCCCAGTAAAACGCTGGGAAGTAGGCGAAAACGTAAATGCCTACGGAATAACTTTGACCGGTACATCACAAGCTACGGCGGTCGCCACTGGCAAGATCGTTTCAGAAAGCAAGTGTGATATAAGGAACTAATGTTTGACAACAAAGTCCTGAAGAAAAAGAAGCTTGATAGCGAAGCATCTTTAAGAGTTACCCAAAATGAAATGAGCGGAAGAATTTTCGTTGATTTCTTTTCTGAAGATGGTAGACTCAAAGTACAAAAAAGTTTTCAAGATACTTTCCAGGGTCGAGCAGACGCTGAGAAGTTTCAAAAGAAGATTAAGTCAATAAAAGATTTAAGGAAACATCTTGGACTCCCTGAGCCCAAGCCAGTAGTAATTCAAAAAGTGATAAGCGTTGAGCTTACAGAGCAGGGTATTACAACCCAGGAGAAAAAATGACACTAGCGAAAACGATGGAAGAAATTAAGAAAGTAAAGCCCTTCGCAGAGGAAGACGTTGATAGCGGCCCTCGCGAAACTCTAGCTGGCCGACGTGGACGTAAGAGCCAGTCGATCGAGCAGTTGGTTCGTCTATATCGCGAGTACCGTCTGAAGCTTATTGAATCTGCCGCGTTCATCGTTGTCACCGGTTCTTCTAAAGACGAATTCACTCGTTTGGCTACAGAAGAGTTCAAGTGCATGAGCACTGATCCCGACACGTTCTATAAAGACCTCGCTGATCGCATTCCACCTGCTCTGTACAATGGTGCTGAGACTGTAGCGAATCTATTCGACGTTATCGGTCGCCATCTGGAAGACAAAGCTGGTGAGCTTGATATCAATGGGTATCCTCAGTTGATCTTCAAACAAGAATATCGCACCACACTCAAAAACAAGAATGATCTCTTGAATCTGATCCGTACCGCGATCAATGACAAAGTTGGCCCAGAGATCGTAGGCATCCAGGCCGCGTCTTCCCTGCTAAAGCAAGCTATTGCCGCTGAGCATGGCGCAAAAGTTACGCCAATCGTGCTGTCTACAGACAACGAAAAACTCGCCCTAGAACTTGAAGGCTCTCTTGGTCGTCTGCGCCCACGCGGCGTATTCCTGGTAGTAGCTGGGAAAGGCACCAAGACCCTGCGCGCCGTTGATGGCGTGATCTCTGTAAAAGAGCCAACGAGTGAAACCGTTGGTGAGGTTATGTCTCAAGTTAGCGCCGCAACGAAAAACAAGTGAAAGATTTAGTCGAACAAATATCCAACCACAAAATAGGAAGAAACAAAATGGCTGTAAAAACTGGTAAAGCAAAATTTGGTGGAGACTACGTAAAGCGTAAGTACTTCAAACTTAAAGATGGAACGAGCGAATTCCGCATCCTTCCTCCCCTTGGATTTAACGGGGCAGACCCCGATGGCAAATGGAGCCAATTCTATAACGTGCATTATGGCTACGCCAATAGCAAAGGCGAGATGCGCGTATTCCAGAGTTCTCTGGTCAAGAATCGCAAGACGAAGATGATTGAAGCTGGCGACGCCGCGCTCGACCGTATCAATGCGATCAAAGCTGAAGTCGAAAAAGCAAAAGCTGCTGGCGACACTGCCCGCGAAAAGAAACTCCAAGAATTGGCTGGTGGCCAGAAATCCAAGTACAACTTGGACAATAACCACTATCTCAATGCCATCGACGATCAAGGGAATATCGGTATTCTCAAGCTTCGTCACCGCGCCAAGCTCGCCCTAGACGTTGAAATTAAGCGTCTGCGTGACAAAGGCGTAGAGCCTCTTGACGTTGAAACTGGCCGCGTGTTCGTGTTCACCCGTTCTGGAATGGGCCTGGATACCACTTTCAAGGTGGATACCAAGAAGAAGCGTTTCATGGTAGACCAAGTAGGCGAAGTAGAACAGGAAGTTGTACACGTCCTTACTGATGATATCCTCAATCGTCTTGAGAAAGAAGCTGCTCAACTTGATAAGCTTTTCAAGCGTCCTACCCCTGAAGAAGTGGCTCGTATCGTGGCAGAATCCGATATTCTTACCGGTAAGTCACGCGCAGTAGACGAAATCCTGGATGCAAAACAGGACGCCGCTACGCAAGCTGAACCCGATACTGAAGAAGGCGAAGGACCAGATGGTGAGGATCAACCCGCAGCACAGGCTCCGTTGACTACGCAAACTGTAATCACTACGAATCCTCCTCAGACGCTTGCTGGCGCTGGTGGCTCAAATCCTGCCACTACGACTACACAAGCGGCTACTACAACTCCAGCAGCTACTACGACCCCGGCGCCAGTTACCACTACGCCAGCTGCTCAACCTGTAGTTACGGGCGCTACTGTAACCGTAGGCTCTGCTCCTAAAACTACCGCCCAGGTAGTAACTGAGCAAAGTGATGCGGAATTCCTCAAGTCTCTAGGCATCACTCCAGGCGCCTAATAGGAACTTATGGAAAACAATCCCAATGACCACGCGCTGGTGATCCCTGCATTTGGCAAATCACCATCGCTACGCCTAGATATGTCCAGAGTACGTGAGGCTGAGGTAAGGTTTATCGAAGCCAAAACCGTCAGTCCCTCTACGTACTCTGACTTAGAGAATGTTTTCAACGAGTCCTATCGGGTACTTAAGACCCACGTATCTAACATCGGATACCAACTTGCATTGGCAAACAAAGCGCTTAGAGCGGCCAAGGCAGAAGTGGTACTCGGTGCCTACGCAGAGCATATGGCAGGCAAACCCAAGTATCAAGACAACGCAGACCTCAGAGACGCTTTCCTTATGAAAGACCCTGACTACCTTGCTGCCTTGGATAGGGTGGATCAGCTTAAGGCTTTTGAAAGCAATTTCGAGGGTAAAATCAAAGTCATAGAGAATGTCTGCAAATATATGAGACAGAAAATGTATTTAATTTCAAAAAGTGGCGTGCCGATGGACGGTCCCATCGGCGTGACGATCAGGAGATAAAATGGCTAATAAGTGGACTAAACAACTCAGGACTTACGACGATGCTGTGGATTATGATTATGATTCATTCGCTGCAGAAAATTGTTTGTATACCCCTAGCCCATATTACAATTGGATTTTTGCTAACAAAAGCAACGGAATTCCAAAAAACGCTTCTCTGCTTCTTTTGTCAGAACAGAAAGCTGGTAAATCTCTGACGTGTTACGCCACAATCTTGGAAATGCAGCGACGAGATAGAATCGCAAAAATCGCAGAAGACATGAAAGGTCACGCGGTTTATTTCAATACTGAGCTTCGCGGTCAACTACAGCACGACATTTTTCCTGAGATCGACAAGGACTTGATGCATATTTACGACACGAAAGATCCAGTAGAAATCTTCGACCGCATTGAAGACGATATCAAGCCCATGGTACAAGATGGTCTGCCACTCCGCATGATTATCATCGATTCCCTTACGAATATTCAAGGCGTAAAGCGCAAAGATGCTGAATCGGTATCCGATCACCTTCGCGGCGACCACGCTCTTACGGTACAAACTGGACTAGATAAGTTGGTTCCTTTTTGCAAACGCAATAAGATTTTGCTCATCGGTACGTCTCAACTACGTGCCAACCAAAAGGCTGCTCCTGGTCAGCCAGACTCTCAAATGGCCGAAGGCTGGATCGTGAAGCATACGTTTGAGTACTTTATCTCCCTCAAGCGTGCAGGCGCCGCAGAGGACAAGAAAGACTTGGAAGGTAAGACCTTTGAAGACGAATCCATTAAGGATGCCCGCGATCAGCACCTTCTGACCGGCCACAAGATTTACGCAAAGTGTGAAGCTAACTCTATTGGTCCCCAAGGCCGAGCTGGCGTTTTCACAATGGACTACAAAAAAGGTATCATTAACCAGCACGAAGAGATTTTCTTCCTTGGTAAAGACACCAACGTAATCAAACTTACTGGTCAGACCTATAGCTTCGGTGGCCAATCGGCCCGTGGTCAAGCAGCCTTCGCGCTCCTGATCCGCGACAATCCTGAGCTTGGTAAGGCCATCCTAGAAGAAGTTCGTAAACTAGACGATAAGTAATTGCTCCGGTCGCAGCTGGCGAAGAGTGGGGAGTCCTGACGCATTGCTATGGACTTAATGTAGCCCCGTTAGGGGGCGAGCGGGTTAAAATCCGTGTGCCGACCACTTCGCAGCGGCCCTCTTTTTTGAAGGAATCTATGGGAAAAGGAATCATTTTAAGACCAAGAGCAGAAAAGAAAAAGATCCATTCAAGGAATGAATTTGAGCTTTGCTACCTTCGCCATCAGTACATCAGGAAAACCCTCCACAATCCAACTCCAGAAGAAATGCAGCCATACATGGCAATCGCCAAGCATATGGCTAAGAACACGTTCTTTACCTATCGCAATCTATTCCAGCTGGTCGGCTTTGAATCAGAAGACCTAATCAGCATCGCCACCGTCCACCTAGTCAGCTTCCTTGGCCTCTTCTCCCTGGATAAGCTTCCAGAGAAGTACAAAGACTTTTTTGAGGTATACGCTGCAAACAACTCCAAAGAGCCAGACGCAGACCAGATTCTAAATAAGAATAAGGCAAACTGTACCATTTTTCTTAAGCAAAGAATGGAAGACGTTGTTCGTATATGCCGACAGAAGGCGCGCAACATCAAAGGTCTTCCAACGGAAGAATATTTCTTCTACTGCGGTGTAGCAAAGCCTCCCAAGATTCTCAGAAATCTGGCCGAGAACTATGATAAATACGACTATCGAAAGCTCGATACTGCGGTCTACAAGTCGATCAGAAAGAAAGCTAAGCCAGACGCAGACGATCGTATTTTTAGATTCAATGGAAAATATTACGTAGCCGTTCTAGTAGCGCAAAAATCTCTAGGTCTTGAGGATTTAGATGGCGCGGATATGAACCCATATGATAGCATCCATAATATGGACCCGGAGAAAGTGCTGTTTTCCATGGAAGACGCTACGGACTGGGAAAAGAAGCAAGAAGAGTTTGATCGTAAGTCCAAGTTTTCTAAGAGCAATATTATCAAGAAGTTCATAGAAAAGAACAGGGAAAACAAGGACTACAGAGAAGAACTAAGGACAGCGAGAAGATTACTTAAGAGTCTGGAGAAGAATAGTGTCTGATGCCGTAATGGAAAAATTTCTCCACACATGGAGGGAAAAGTTTGGAGAAACAGCTTCTAGTAAGAAGTACGGCAACGTTTACACAAAAATACCAGTTAAAGGAAGAAAAGAAGCTCTTATAATATTTTTCATGCAGATGAAAGAGCTAGGATACGAAAAAGAAAGATTTTCTAAACAATCATTTGTAGCAGAGTTGATTCCCTTTGTTTTTGGAGAAGCTCCGTGGGTAAACAAAGAACAGCAAAAGCGAGCACATGGCGCCTTAGCGACAGAAGTTAAGGACATTTTACTTGGTGACATTTGGGACGATGAAAAAACCAAAGAAGAAACGGCGAAGCTATTCTCAGGAACCCCACAGCCTACAACACGACTCGCTAAGCCAACTACCCAACCTGACTCAAAAGCGGCTCCTGCTGTACCTGAAAAAGAGGCGCCAGAGCCAGAAGAAAGATACGGCAAAGAAGTAGATAGATCACTTTACGCCCATTTACCTAAAACCCAGGTGGTCCTGGACGAAGAATTTGCAAAATTGATAGGGGTCGATCCCGATGAGTGAAGCCAAGCAAGATTTCTTGAAAGGCTTATCTGGGGAGTCTGACCTAGATAAGAAAAAGAAAGAAATCGACATAAACAGAACCAATAACCAATATGATCGCCTAAAAGAAGGCGAACGTAAGGCTAGCTTAGCCAGCCAGGCATCGTTTGGTCCTTTGGACCCTGAGCGAGTCCTCCAGTTGGCCCAGGAAAGCACTGATTATATCGATTCCGCCGCCTCAGCGATGAAGTTCATCAGCGAGGTATTCGATGGCATTGTACCGTTTTTCTCTAAGAACCTCATTCTAATTGGCGCCAAGACGGGTGAAGGTAAGTCCACCTGCGTAGCTAACATTGTACGGTCTACGATTGCTCAGATCAATCCTATAACTGGTAAGCCGCGCCGCTGCCTTGTTCTTACGAACGAGGAGAATATCGTAGACTTCTACAACCGCGTGACCTGCCTACTCAAGGGCTGGCACTACGTTAATCATGACAAGTTTACTCAGGAACAGAAGCAAACCTTCGAGCAGTATATCAAGCTGCTTAGCAAGGATGGTAGGCTTACGGTCGTAGACGACACCCATAGGACCGCTAGCGGTGAGACTACGGACGGTTTGACTACCACCGTAGAAGGCATCGAGACCATATTCGAGAACCTTCTCAGGGACAAAGAGTATTACGACGTGGTAGTTATCGACTACTATCAAGGGGTTATGGAATCTACCAAAGACCCAATGATGGACGAATTTAAGGTCCAGGCCCGCCTTACCCACGTTCTTGAGAAATACCGTAAGTCCTATCCAGCGCCCATCATTCTCATGGCCCAAACCAATCCTCCAGAGCGTGAGACCCCTTCCCCATTCCAGGTCAGAATCCAGGGCCGCAAACTGATCTGTACCAAGGCTACCATGATTATCGAGATGATCGCTAACCGTGAGGAATTGACTACGGAATGGCTGATCCACAAAGGCCGCTATGCCGAGTCCACTGGCACCAGCGTATTCACTGGCTATAAGAACGGCCTGTTCGTAAAACGAGACGAGAAGTTTACCGCCGAAGTACGCCAAATGCGCGAAAAGAAGGCGGCAGCAGAATTTGACAAAATGGCTGGCATCAAGGTGCCTACACAAGAAACCGCAATGGCAGGAGCAGAAAATGAGTGATAGCAACGATATAACACCAGAACAAGCAGGCGAGGTCTTCGCGGAGGGTCGCATCCAGATAGGCTTTGATGTTGTAGAGCTTCAGCGAGTAAGCCTACAGCCGGGTGACGCCCTTATGGTAACTATCAAAAATGATGACATGGACCATGCTTCATTGAACGCTCTACGGTCTGCGCTAAAAGATGCATTCCCAGACAACAAGATATTCATATTTGGTATGGGCACCGCCGACGACGTAAAACTTTCAGTTATAGGTCAAGAATCGGTTGCAAAGACTGAAAATGTCGGGTATTGTAATAACTGTAACTGCGGTAAAAAAGAACGTGCCGAACAAACTTTAGAAGGAGAATCAGATGGAAGAAGTAAGCCAGAATCAAGTGGAGAAGGTACCTGCGGAAACCAATGTAGTGGAGGCTGCTCCGAGAGATGAAAGACAGATTTGGGAAGTAAGGGGTGAAGAACGCGAACAGCTTGACTCCCTCTCCAAAGAAGTATTCGGTGCCGCCAGCCGCTGGCAGTCCTTGATTACTAAGGGCTATTCAGAACTTGTTACCGAAGAAGTTGAGGAATACGTTCCTGAAGCAACTGACAAAGATGGTAAAGTAACCCCAGGCTTTAATCGTAATGTGCGAGTACCTGTGAAGCGCAAAGATGGCGCCATGCAGTCTGTCAAGAAATATCACGATATCAAATCTGTAACGATCTATATGCTGGATCGCAAAGCCCAACTAGACAAAATCAAAGCTGAAGTCAAGCGCATGCAAGACGAAGCTAGAGCTAAGAAGGAAGCGCAAGACCTTGCTAAGCGCGTACATGAAGACGCTCAAGGCTCCGCTGCCCTATGAGCCTATCATCTTGGGCATTCCAAATCTTAGAAATGGGATTTCAACCAGACGATCTGATAAATAAAGCGTGTGCCCGTTTTAACTTTAGTCCAAATCAAATACAGTCCAACCACCTGCTGATTGAAGCTCTTATAGAAACTAATGATCGTATCAGAAAACTAGAGGAAGAACTTGCGTGCATGAAACAGGGAAAAAACTCCTCAACCTGATGTTCAGACCAGGGGAAACGGTGTGCGTAAGTCATAACAAATATGGCTATCATAGCATTCCCCTGGACAACGCTTTAAACGGCCCTGTCACGCTTGTTCCTCCAGATACCACTAGAGACTGGGAAAAGCCAGACTCCAACGATCTTACCTTGGTCGCCCTCAACCCCATCAAGGGCTTTAGGCAGGATTTGAGCTGTACAGCCTTCCGCAACTTCCTAGTGGAGATGGACCACGGGCCACTCCCTGAGCAGCTAGCATACGCAAATAAGATCGGCTTACCCTACAGCGCCGTGGTTTTTAGCGGCAACAAAAGCCTCCACTTCCTGATCTCCCTAGCGACCGACCTACCGGATGAAGCCACCTATCGGAAGCTGTCTGAGTGGATTCTAGGCATTGCCACGATAGCTGACCAAAACACTAAGAATCCTTCTCGCAGTATCCGTGTTCCTGGTGCATACCGGGAACCAGGAAAGAAGCAGATATTGGTGCAAATCAAAGAGCCCATCTCACTTTCTACCCTTGGAGAGTGGTTAAATAAGCATCCAGACGCCAAACCAAAAGAAAAAGAGAAACGGGAGATTTCTGGGAAGCACGATTTTAGTAAATTAAAACAATGGGTTATAGATCGATTACTTAACGGCCTAGACCCGAATCAAGGCAGAAATAAGCAATGGTTTTCCATAGCTTGCGAATTCGCCATCGCTGGATATTCAGAGGAAGACACAATCTTAATTCTGGAGGATTTCTTCGTAGCAGATAGGGATTTCAAAGAAAGAGAATGGCTCACTTCAATACGAAGTGGATTTAAATATATCTACGACAGAAAATAACGTATGCCAAAGCGGCTATCTATTGAATATGTTAAAGATTTTTTCAAAAGTATAGGATATACTCTTTTAACAAAAACATATGAAAACTCTAGACAAATACTAGAAGTTGCCTGCGAAAATGGTCATGTTCATAATGTAACATTTTCTAGATTAGGATATAAAAATCAAAAATGTCACGTATGCGTTTCCAAAGCTTCTCGATTTACGATTGAATATGTAAGGAATGTATTTGAAAGTGAAGGATATAAGCTTGTCTCAGATACATACGAGCGATCTGGACAAAAATTAAAAGTGTCATGTCCTAGTGGCCATTTATGGTTTACAACTTTGAATAAGTTCAAAGATAGTAAACGAAGATGCCCCGAATGTTCTTTTCTAGGCGGTACATCTAGGTTAGAAAGGGAGTTGTTTTTGATCGTAAAAGAACAATTTCCATCTACTAAAAAGTCAAAGCACAGGCATATAAAAATTGCTCAAAAACCCCACATTCACGGTTTTGACATAGATATCTATATTCCTGAACTTAAAAAGGGAATAGAGTTTGACGGTACCTATTTTCATTCTGTTGCGGGACTCCAAAGGGGCTATCCAGATTGGCCCCTAAAAGATCTTAAGAATTATCATAAAATTAAGGATTCCTATTTCAAATCAAAAGGTATTGACATTTTGCACATAAAAGAGGAAAATTGGAATAGCGATAGAGAAAAATGTATAAAAGAAGTATTATTATTTTTAGGTGCTAAATGGGACGCATGAATCGGGACGACATTGATAAGTTTCACGACTATAGCATCTATATTCCACATCGTACAATCTACATGGGGTCAGAAGGCGCTACGGAAGATGATAATTCCGAGCACGGCGTAGACCACTTGATGGCAGAGCGCACAATTAAGAATCTGCATATTTTAGATATGCAGTCCCAGGAGCCAATCACAATCATCATGAACAACCCAGGCGGAGACGTTACGCATGGTATGGCAATTTATGATGCTATCCAAGCCTGCCGTTCTCACGTAACGGTCAAGGTATTCGGCCACGCAATGAGCATGGGCTCTATCATTTTGCAGGCCGCAGATGAGCGAATCATGGCTCCTAATGCCAAATTTATGATCCACTATGGATATTTTTCAGTTGATACACACGCTAAAACTGCTGAAAAGTGGATGGAAGATAGCAAAAAAGACGACAAATGGATGGAGAAACTGTTCCTGGATAAAATTCAGGTAAAACAGCCCCAGTTCAGCATGGCTCGTTTGCGCTCTATGTTGAATTTTGATACTATTCTCACTGCTCAGCAGACGGTAGATTTCAATCTTGCTGACAAAATTCTTGGAAAGGGCGAAGAATGAACGCTTTATTTATTATTTTAACATTAAATGCTGGCGGGACTATCTACGTAAGTCCTACTGAAATCACTACAGTTGCAGATTCGCGTTGCGATCATTGGGAAGGTCATATGAATCTTTTTTCAAATGATTCCCATCTTGTTAAAGAAGAATGCACAGAAGTTGCTTTAAAAAATGGCAAATTCATTTACGTTAAGGAAAGAGCTTTAGATATCATCTCAAAGCAAAAAACCTGTAAATGAACACTCTAGATATCCTGCTCATTTTTTCTATCGGCCTATATCTAGGTAACAAGCTTCCTGACTGGATCGCTAAAGCAATGGTCTGGTATGCCACGCGCCCAATCATAAAAATGATCACGCCTACCAAGATTAAGCAGGGCAGGCTCTGCAAAGGCCCGCACAATTGGATCGCCAAAAAATTAGATATCCAAGGTAAGGAATCCAATATTTGTCGCGTATGCGGCCTGATCGAAGGCACTGGCAGAATGGCCACCGCAGAGGCTCTTGATCAAATCGAAGAGAATATGCGGTTTGACGCTCTAGAAGAGCAGGTATATCAGGACTTCGTTTCTAGAGAAAACGAAGATATCAGGAAATATTTTGCAGCAGAGTTGAAAGGCGGCTTAGACTTTGGTAAGATGGCAAAGCTTCACAATGCTGGTATCACGTTTGGGGTACGATACAACAAGTACAAATCAATCCATCTTCCGCCACTGTTGAAGAACCTGGAAAAGAGTAACTCATGACCGATGAAAAAACTCTAGAACACATTGAATTTGAGACGAAGTATCGCGTCGAAGATCATCAGCTGATTGAATTCAAACAGATAATGGATTCTTCTCCAGAGGAAAAGAGGTTTATTTATGTCGAAGGCCCCGATTACTACTGGACGTATCCTAGTTGGTGGTTTCAAAATAACCCTCAATGGGATGAAAGCGGAACTTTTGTCCGTTTCCGAAAACCCTCTTATGGACTCGACAACGGCAACCGTCAAGTTACTTGGAAATATAAGCCACGAGAAGCTAAAAACAATATCCAAAGAACTGAGAATAACTGGGATATCAAGGACAAAACCGACGAATCTAGTATTACTAAACAACTACAGTGCTCAGGTTGCAAGTTCAATTTCAGCATCGTCAAAAACTGCCACATATATATTCTTAACGATGCCACGCTCGTTTTTTACACCGTTTACGACACTACTGATGGAAAGCCTAAAAAAGCCGACTCGTTCGTTGAAATCGAAGTCAACGAAGAGAACATGAAGAATACGACCGCAGAACAGGCCTGGGCGGTAATCGTTAAATACGAAAAGGTACTGGAAAGCATCGGCTTGAATGCCCAAAAGCGTCTTAAAAAGAGCCTTTTTGCAATGTATAAGCGCAATGTATGATTTCTCCAGAACTGCTCATAACCAAGCTGACAGACGAGAATGAGAAGCTTAAAAAAGAGCTAGAGCAGGCTCAAACAGATATCAAAGATTTTGAAGTTCTTGCAGTGGAATGGAAAGATGGCTACAATAGGATGAAGCGATCTCTAGAAATCAAGGTTACGCATCTGGAACAAACCATAGAAGATATGCGCCTGGAAGCTAAAGAGGAGCGCGAACGTGAATAGAAATGGCAAATCCTTTGAACAGCCTTCCGAGACTCCCGAAGAGATCGTAGGTCTATTGGGTAATATTGGCAATCGCCCAGATATTCGTGCCGTACAAGAACGTCAGGTGAAAGAAATACAGAAGCTTATAGATGAAGCTTATGCTAGAGGTCATAAAAACGGCTTCTATCTTGGAGATTATCGTGAATAAGTATCCTCTAGATAATCAGGCACTCGAAGAAATCTCTAGAGATGTTCTCCAACACCATCGTGCGCAAAACGAAGTGATCACGAAACTCGTTGGCTTCCTTCTGGAAGCTATGGGCGACGAAGATATGGACTGGCATGATGCTCAGGTTTTTCTGAAAACTATGGGTATCAGAAAGAACGAATACGAGAATCACCGTTTCAACCAAAAGAACGGCTACAATACTAAGGCCAATTCTCCTTACGCGGCCACTCCACAGGAAATCGGGGTACAGATTGCTCCAATGGAAGAAAACAGGTTGAATGCCTTGGAAGCTGAAAGCGGCCCCGAAATGAGCGAAGAAGACCTCGCTGCTCATTTCAATGTTCCAGTCCCAAAGAGAAAGAGCGGTAAAAGCCTGAATAAGATGAGTCTGGAAGAGATCAACGAGTGGGAAGCTCAACAAAATAATAGTTCAGATATCTATAAAGTACAGGCTCGCATCAAGAACATAGCCCGTAGTGCTTCTGGCGGAAATCTAACTGCTCAAGGCGACATGTTAGTCAATTCGTTCACGCACGTAGTAAAAGCATTCTACGATTTTGCTGAAACTATTGAAGACAAAGACACTAAAATCAAACTGATCGAATTGACTAAAAAGCAGGAAGAAATTCCCGGCAGTCTGATATCTGCTCTTGGCGCGGGAGTAAAAATCGCAAAATGAGAGAGATTAAACTTACTCAAGATAAGGTAGCGCTAGTAGATGATGAAGATTTCGATAGAGTCAGCGCGCTAACGTGGTCTGCTCACTTAGAAAACAAAGAATATTACTATGCCGTACATAGTATTAATTGTGAGGGTAAAAAGAAACAAATTAGAATGCATCGTTTTATATTAAACGTATCAAATCCTAAAATCTATGTGGACCACGTAAATGGTGATACATTAGATAATAGAAAAGAAAACCTGAGATTAGCTTCAAACTCAGAAAATTCTAGAAATTTGACCAGACAAAGAACAAACATTTCTGGTTACAGGGGAGTATTTAAGGCTCCAGATAGTTATAAGACTAGGCCCTGGAAAGCTGGTATAAAATATAATAACAAAAATAAACACTTAGGATATTTTGCGACTCCAGAAGAGGCCGCTAGAGTATTCGACAAAGCAGCTAAAGAATTGTTTGGAGAATTTTGTGGAAAACTCAATTTTGAATAAGCAATACAAATTCGATTTTGGATTTGGCGATACTCGTGGAATCCGCGAGATCATGATGAGCCATATTCCTGGTAAATTTCTAGAAACAGATTTTGGCTCATATGGCTATCCTCCACATGTGGGTAATCCAGAGCTTATTGAGGAAGTCAGAGACTTGATTGTTGACCTGACTGGTAAGCAATATAAACATGTTCTAATCACTAATGGTGCCACAAATGCTCTTAATGCGTATATTTATGCAGCTAAGAATGGAATAACCAGAACCCTTATAACTCACCCTCTTTATTTCATGATGTATCCTGGAATTGCAAAATTACATGGATTGGAGCACAAAACTAGCTGGTCAGTGAATCCTTCCTACTACGGCGGGGAACTTGGCTTTGTTGATAGCCCAAATAATCCCACCGGAAAATTATTTACTGGACCTATTTGTGCAACTGGAACAGTTTGGGACTCATCCTATCATACGCCAACTTATTGCGGAGTTCGCTCCAATCCAGGAAGCAAACTTAAATGTATAGGCGTAACGCCCTGCCACGAAGCTATGGCTGGCAGCCTAAGCAAGCTTACCGGCATCAACGGGCTTCGCGTAGGGTGGCTAGCCACCGATAATGACGCTATCTTCCAGAAAGCCTACCACTACGTAGAGCACGACCTTTGTGGTGTAAGTAACCCTTCCCAGCATGCTGCCTTGCAGATACTCAAAAAGGTCAACTTACAAGAGTTTTACGAGGACTCAAAGGTCTTACTGGACACTAACCGGGACACTTTGTCCAGATTGAACCATATTTTTAGCGGCCAGCCCATCTTTCCTGTTGGCATGTATGCCCTATTTGAGGTAGACTCTAAGCTACGAGACCTATTGGAAAGAGCTAGCGTACATACCCTGGATGGGCGTCTGATTGGCGACCATAGAGATAGCGTGCGAT